GATGATCTAGAGCGTATTTGGAAACAAGAGTATAACTTGTCTGAATTCTTAGATGAAAAGAACTTTAAGTCTTATGATGAGTTGAAAGCACGTTTGAACAAAGTGCTTGGTCTTGAAGATGGTTCTTCTGGTGATAGCTATCAGTCAACTAAGCCTAACGTACCAGTTACTGCTTCATCTAAACCAGCGCCAGCACCTGCTAAGAAAACTACAGTTGCAGACTCAGTTGATGATGACGAAGACTTGAGTTATTTTGAGAAGTTAGCTGAAGATTAATATTTCGTAATCTCCTTTGTGACTTGACAGGGAAGCAATAAAATGCTTCCCTTTTTTATGCGGCTACTAATTGAAAATTCGTATTATATGAAGGCTGTCTCCATGGATCATTCAGTGGACTCATCTGATTAATATTAGTGACATTCATAGAATTATCATTCTCAGTTTTTCCACCAACAGTAACAACAGAATTAATTGGCGCACCATTATTCAAAGTTGTGGTTTGTGCTGAAGAAGTTAAATTGCTTGATGTGTTGACTTTGGCGCCCGATGTGATTGCCGCCGTAGTTGTAGATGTTGTAGCGCCCGTAGTATTTCTAGCTACTGCTGTACGACCTGTGGCAGTTGGTGTGCCTCGGTCATAGCCAACACCTTTAGCTAAATCATATTGTCCACCAGTTTTTAATTCCCTAAGCACACCAGAAGTAATTGTTTGAATACTTTTAGATTTTAAGTCTGCGCTTGCTTTATCTAGTTTTTCTGCTGTGATTGCGTCTTTACCTTCTTTAAGACAATCACGCATAAATTCAATCATACTAGTAATACCAGTGCCTGCTTTCCATGAACTCAATGGACCAAAATTTTTATTCCATTTGGTCATTGAATTATTTAAAGGTTCACCGGGTTGATGTAGAGACAATTGAATTCCATTATCTTGATGTAAGTATATACCAATGTGTTCAAATGGCAGAGGTTTACCCGACATTTGTTGCATCAACTTTGCTGAATTGAATAGAGCCATCAGTATGGTATCAGCAAATTTACTCCACTCAGCTGGTGCGGCTGCTCCACTGGTATATGTAGTCTGAATGCCGTTAACCTCATTAGCAACTACTCCCAGGACTCTGTAGATTGAAACTGGTGGAGGTCGGCTTTGCTTCTTCTTTCCAAATAAACCACCAACAATAGATCCGATGAAACCACCAACTATACCACCAACGCCAGGGAAGAAAAAATTGCCGATAGCTTTTCCAGCATATGTAAATGCCGCAGTTGTTGCCGCACCTTTAACGTCACCTTTAAGTAATTGAATTGCGGCAGCGGCATAAGGAGCATATGGTGCCACACTGCCCATGAATTTTCCAACACTTTCTCCCAACGCTAACGATCCAGTCATACCCGATGCGGCATAACCAACACCTTCAGCCGTGCCGCTTGCAAGATTTAGACCAGATTGAACACCAGACATAAAGTTACCAGCGGTTGTGTATCCAGAATTTGCTAATATATTTCCTGCGGTACCTGCAAAGCCTACTGCACTTCCTGGCATCAGACTTTTACCTAACGTTGCGGCATTACCCATTGAAAACAATGAAGGTGCCGCAGCCGCACCAGCCGCACCAGCGGCACCTGGTGCACCAAATATCATTGGTTTGATGAATGAACTTGCCGCAGATGAAATGCCATAATTAGCAATTGCTTTTATATATGGGTTCTTAATGTTTTGCGTTAACTTACTTGCAACAAGTGATGTACCTAAATCAAATGCAAAATTCCCCATGTTAGACATGAAGTTGCCACCAGCACTAGAGCCACCACCAACAGAGGTCGGTCGTTTTTCTAGAAGTTCATTTGTTCTTTCTGTTAAACGTGCTTGTGCTTGATCTCTAGCCGCTCTTGCGGTTTCAAATTCCGCTGTTCCTGCTTTTGCTTCTAGATATTGTTCAGTTTTTACTTTTAAATCGTCTTTTGCTTGCTCTAATTGTTTCCAAGTGCCGTCTGCTATATGAGGCAATTCTTTTTGAGCCGCTTTGTCACCTTCAATCGCCAACTTCATGTGTTCAGGATTTACAAAGGTTTGTTGATTGCCTTTTGCATTGAAGCCCGTATAATATGCACCTTGCTGAGTTGCAGGTTGCATCATTGGAGCCTGACCAGCACCATATGTTCCTCTTCCATCAGGACCACGATATGTTGGCTGATTACCGCCCAACATTCCGGCAATAGGTGCAGTAATTTGTGCGGCACCATAACCGCCTAAGAAGTTTGCGCCTGCTTGACTAGAACCAAATCCATACTTAGCAAATATAGTTTCAGGTCCAGAAGCAACACCAGTAAGCCCATATAGTAATTGTTCTGTAGCGGCTTGCTTGTTACCTTTTGCAAAGTTACCTAAAATTTGTCCAGTTAATGCATCAGAATCTTTATCATTACCAAGAATACTACTAAACAATTGACGGCCAACTTTTGTTGCGCCAGCCTCAAGATATGCAGTACCAAGTTGTGCGACCATTGGCGCATATGCTTTACCAATTTTCTTACCGAATACACCCGTAAGAACTTTTTCAGTTCCTCTGTTCAGATTAATCAGCTTTGCTACTTGTTGCCCACGGTACGTTTCACCCCGTGTCTGTTGTTTAGTTACAAGACCACGTGAACCTTCTTTACCATAAGCACCAACAACAAGTGTATCATAAATCGCTTTACTTAATAAGCGTTGAGTTGTACTCTGAAATTGATTTAAGAATGTTTGATTTGCACGTTGCAGTAACGTAGTTTGTTTGCGTGTTTCTCTAGGGGTTGTGGACCTAGCAACGACACCAGTTTCTCTTGCGACAACTGTAGATGTTTTAAGTTGTTTTGATAAAATTGCATTTGCTTTTTTATCTTCAACTTGAACTGGTCCTGTGAAACTTCTAGTTTTACTTCCAGATGATGATCTAGATTCTGTTGATTGACCACCTAATTCTCTTAGAACTCTTTGAGTATTTGCATCGGTTTCTCTTTGTGTATATGAACCAGCCGCTTTTCTTATTTCAGCGTCCACGTTCGGTACTACATTTGATACTGGAATAACAGTTGATGCTGAAATGGATCTTGATACTGCCAGGCCATTTCCCATCTGTGTTGGCCTATAAGTGGCATTTTGTGATTCCATTTCATTCCCACCGCCAGATGCAGAAGGAGTGAAGCTGGTTTTCATCATGCCACTACTAGAACGCTGTTCTGAAGTTGCTGGACCCGCAGTATCAAATAAGTCGGCTTCTTTTTTTCTTCTTATTTTAAGACCGGCTTCAAGTTGTTTTCTTCTTACTGGATCTTTTTCTCCTGACGCTGTAGCAACACCATCACGAATTGATTTAGCCGCATTTGCGTAATTTCCAGCTTTAATCGCATCAGCAAAACCATCAGGTACTCTGCCCGTGTTATAAACATAACTTAGAATTGCAGTCTTTTGATTTTGTGATAATTTATTATATGCTTCTTGACCGATAGCACGAACAACAATAGTCTCATATCTTCCCAAATCTTTAGAAAATAATTTATCTGCTTGTTCTTTTGTTATTGTAGTGTCTTTACCGCCTTCACCAGAAACTTTTATAAATTCACCATTACCCAAATCAATTTGACCTGATTTGATTTCTGCATCAGTAATATTACGCCCATAACCAATAGCCATTCTATTAGTATCTTTATATGCAGTAGCACTAAAACCCTCTTTGCCTGTGATGAATTTTGTAGCATCTTCACCAACTGCACCAACAGTTGATCTTCTTCTAGCATCGCCTACGCCGTATGGACCTCGTACACGTTTTTGCTCTTTCGTCATCGCAGCCGAAGCCGCTTGACTATCTTTAGCCGCATTGAACGAACCTTTTTCGGCTGGTTTGCCAGATTTAGGATACAATCCAAAGGCAGCCCCACCACTTCCAGTAACTATTGGTGTTGTACTGCTACTGCCAGGTGTCGGTGTCGGTGGCGGTGTTGGTCCTTGTCCACCCTGATTGCCAAAAATTTTGTATGCTTCATAACCAACTTCAGCCGCAAGTAATGCCCAACCAACATATGGAATAAAACGTAATAAGCCTCTGGCCGCCATGCCAGCGCCACCCCTCATCAAACCGCCGCCACCACCACCACTTGGAGGAACAGTTGGAGGAGTTCCGCCTCGCCCACCCTGAGGGAATGGAATTACTTTTCCTCCGCCAGTTGTTGGCGGTGCTTGTGGTGTTTTACCACCGCCACTAGTTGTAGGAGGAATACCGCCAGTTGGGGGAGAAGGTGCTTTACCACCTGCACCTCCAGTTGTAGGAACACCTCCACCAGGTGTACGCAATTTGTCGAGAATGTATTTGCCACCTAATAAACCACCAAGAGCCTCTAATAATGTTCTATTTTGTAGTGCATCAAGTAATGATCCTAAAAATCCTTTTCCTCCAGCGCCAGCACCACCAGCACCTAAAACACCAGTAGCACCTGCTCCACCTTTGAGTGCTTTAATTGCATCTAGTAATTCTTTGTCTCTTTGTGCTTTTTCTCTTTCAGCTTCTTCAGCAAACATTGCAGTTTGTTTTGCATTATTTGCTTGAAGTGCAGAGAGGCGTGTTTGTTGTAGAATATTATTATTCATTGACCTGAGTTGTCTAACCATCTCAAGACTAATAATATTGTTCGTTTTTTGTTCTTTTACTGACGCATCTACGAACGATGCATCACTCAACTTGTTTGCTCGATTTTTGACTTCTCTGCTAAGCCCATACATAGCAGTAAGTCCAGGCATTTCACTCATTGCGGCACCTTTGATGCCCTTTGCGAATCCTGCCACAGAACCCTTAACAGATTCTGTTGCGAGTTGCCCTAACGCCCTACCATAGTTGTTGAGTGCCATTATTATCCTCTGTCAAATACAGAGTCTGGATCGGCTTCCGCAAATCTTGCCGCTTTGCCACCCATTGGTTTTGACATTCCCATCGAATTGCTTCCCATACTTGATGGAGTGCTGTTGAATGATGGTGATGACATTCCCATTGAACCATGAGAGCCATATGTTGTTGTGACACTTTGTCCAACAGGTTGCATTCCGCCATTGTTTGCACCTGCTAGTTTTTCTTGTGTACGTCCGAAAGCCGCAACACCAATAATAGCGCCCATAGAGAGGTGAAATAAACCTGCGCCCTGCAAAGTGATTGGTTGCCATGCAGTCACAGGTTGTTTCAGAGAGGCTTGTAGTATAGACCACAATACAGGAAAAATAATGAAGTCCGTTACACAAGTTAGCATATAAATCCAACCCATCATCGGACGCCATTTGGCATTCATCCAATCTTCTTTTTTCTTTTCACTATCACTTAATTTATTATATTCTTTTTGTGTAGTACTCATTTATGATACCCTTATCTACGTTGTGCTTGCATTCTGTCATTTTCTTCAGCGACATGTTGAGAAATCAGCATTATGTAAATTTCCCTTTCAAAGGGTATCATATTCTCTAAATCATTCAAACTATATTTATGGTGTTGCATTAGAGTAAAGTTAGTTTTATAATAATTAATAAGACTTTCTTGACCCAATGTTATGCGAAAAAATTTGAAAGACCCTCCAATATTACTTTATCTTCTTGACCACATCCAGCACATTTCCACGTAACTTCGTGTTTTAATTTTGGCATAGTCTCAAAAAATACTGAAAGTTTTTCATATTGTGGTTGTGATAAATTTTCAACGAAATCAACTAATTCTTGCTTAGTATGATCTTCACGTTTGTAAACATTATCGGCATCAAAGATGAAATCAATACTATTGATAATTGCATCTGTTGCTAAATCCAATTGATTAAGTTCTTCTGGATTCTCAATAGATAATGCAAACTCTGATGTTGGATATTTAAATTTAACACCAATTTTAGTTTCTTCGTCTATCACAATCTTATCTTCATGTGCAATTGACTTATGAACTTCAACGTCCAAAAGATTTAATGTTGCTTTAGTTACATGTTCGCAAACCTCATCTTTAGAATTCACACTGTTTGGATGACGCAAATTTAAATCAATAGTTTCACCGATTGATTTTGCTCTTAAGCGAATGAAGAAATATTCCAAATCAAAGACTGGAAGTTTGTCAACGTCAACTGGATCTACTGCACAGTTATTGATGATTTGTTTAATAGCTGTCATCATGGATTTTTCGTCTCCAGACTCCATTGCAATCAAAAGAATTTTCTGTTCTTTGACTAAGAACGGTCTATATTTAATTGGTTTTTCTGTTGATGGCAGAATCAATTCAAAAATAGGTGTATTAATTTTAGGTAAACTCATAATTTTCTCTCCGGATAATTAAAAAAAAACATACAAATTATGCTTGTATCGTAGCGTAAGACACTACTTCATATGTATGATAGCGATATGCAAGCGTCACACCAAATCGCTGATAGGTGTTAGTTTCATCCCATGATGCATTCATAGGCGTTAGTGCTGTTGGATATATATCGTTTAAGGTGTAAGAAATCAGGGTTCTTCCAGCTTCGTCTAATTGTTCTACTTTAAGTGTAACACCTAACGCATAGTCGCTGTAATAAGACACAAGTCCAGCATTGCCACGTCCTCCACGACCGATAATTTTGTCCATCCAAATCTCAAAAAATTCACGCTCTTTCATATCAGTTGAACAAATAATTGATAATGTTATATCGTTATAAGTTACATCATATGGAAGTTTTAATGCTGGACCACCACCAACTGCATCTTCTGATGTTGCTAATGTGCGACCAGGTAACTCAGCCTTTTCACATCTAAATTTAAAGGTGTCAACAATAACAGGAAATGTACCAGAATCTGTTCCACCTACAATATTAGCGTATCTACCACCTAATGTTGCATTAAAAAGATTAGGGCGAACTAATTTTCCAATAGAAGTCTTAAAATCTGAAATTTTGAATGATGCTGTTGTTGCCATTTTATGTTCTTCCTATTTGTTTGCGTGACTCTTCCCAAACACGACCTGTGTCTGCTTTTCTGAAAGACTCTGTTGGTAGAAAGATAGCAATATCCCATTCATTTACTTGTATCTCTAAGAATTGTGAACGTACATGACTTCTTAAATATTTCTTTAGCATTGGTTTAAAGTATCTGTACTTAGATGCAGACTGTAGAATAGAGTATGAAATTTTGACTTTTGTTGTGTCATCATATTTTTTGTTTGTCAATGTGGAGTACAATGCATTCATTAATTTAGCACGTAAAACTGGTGGTAAGTAATGAAAGTTGATTCCTAAGAATCCATCAGAGTCCATTCTCACGGGAAAGATTAACGGAAATGTGTCGTAATATGGCAAATCATTTTTTGTTTTTGGATCATATCTGAATGCATACATGTATCCAAATTCCATTGACGAAACTTTCCTTGCTTCATCGGTTCTTTTCTCAAAGACTCCTGGACTTATGTTTGACATTAATTTGCCTGCGGCTGATCTGTACCAATCCCTTGCCGCAACTGTTCTTGCAGGAATGATGCCTTGTCTAGCGCCTTGAATGAGTATGTTATCGAATATCATACTTCTATTTATCTCAAATCTTTGTCGGTTATGATTTTAAATTCCCAATTTCTTTCAATTGAGTACTTTATGGCTGCTTCCCATTTTGCTTGATTGACACCCCATGTCATTACTTCATTGATGAATCGTCTAGTTGGTTTACCATTGGGTGTGTTTTTTCTAACTGGAGGACGGGTTTGTATGTCTGGCTTGACTTCAATCAGTACAGCTTTAATCTCTCCGTTTTTGTCTTTGTATTTCATCCAGAAATCAACAAAGTATCTGTGGTATCTATTGTCAACAGGAGACACATAGGGCACAACAACTTCTTCAGAAGACCATTCAAGTATAGAAGGAGTTTCATCACAGTAGACCATGAATCTTCTTTCCAACAAACTCCGATATGTAATATTAGTTGGGTTACCTTTGTACTTTTGATAGTTTTTAGGTTTAAATTTACCTTTGTATGACATAAATAGAATATACTTTAAAGTTTAAATAGGAGTAATAATGGCAACAGATGCTATATTTGGCATTCCACAAGGTATCGCATCATATCCTTCAACAGGAGGTTTAGTTTTTGGTTCCGATTATGGAAGCCAAGACTTTGTTGTGCCGATGGCTAAATTTGTATTTTATGATACTAAAGGTGTTCCTTTATCTGGATCCAGCGCACCAACTATTTATGTGCGTCTTGGAGGCACTTTTAATTCTACGTTAACCAATGGTTATCAAGAAGCACAAGGCATCATGGGAAGTCCAACTGGCAAAAGTATATTTGAAGGAGAAGAGGGTAAGGCATTAGGTAGATTGGGATCATCGTTTATTGAAGGTCTCCAGAAACAAATTGTGCAGGGTGTTGCTGGTGCAACAGGATATGTTGCGAGTGCTGGTCAATCAGGAAAAACTCAAGTTGAATTTTTACAAAGAATCATGTTGAATAACTTTCAGCAATTGATTTATCAAGGTCCAACATTTAGACGATTTCAATTGCCTTTTATTATGAAACCGCATAGTTTAGATGAAGCAGAAACTATGTTGTCGATTATTTCATCATTTCGAGTTGCATCGTCACCTAGAACAGGAACAGAAACAGGTAGTATTGATAGTACGATTGAAGACCTTGGGAGAAGAGCAGATCCAAATAACTTGTTGAAAACTGGAGATGAAGTGCCGCCAGATGAAAAAGCGTATGAAGGTGGTGCAGAAAATAAAGAGTATCAGGCAGCATTAAGAGATTTTTTAAATAGACAATCAATATTAACCGATGCAGATGAGGCGGCCGCCGACACAATTGTTCAGAATAGCGGACAAGTTTTTACGTTTGGTTATCCGGACATGTGTAAATTTGAGTTAATTCTTTACAAAAAAGGCGGTGCAGGAGATATAGTCACGCTATTCAAATCAGAATTTTGTATGATTGAAACTGTATCGGTAGATTATGGTGCATCAAACAAAATGACATTCTTTGATGGCAAAGGAAACAATAGTCAATATTTTCCAACAGACGTTAACTTAACAATTTCACTAAGAGAGTCTGTTCTTATTACTGCGCCTAAGGCTTCGCAACAATATTTAAGCGGAACGGTATTACTATAATGAGCATATTTACTTTATACCCAAAAATAGCATACAAGGTAAACGAATATGATTTCCTTAAAGCAATTGACATAACACAGTCTACTAAAATTAAGAGTTTTTTAAGAGACTATCGAGGCATCTCTTTTAATCCATATACTATTAAAAATGGAGAAAGACCTGATAACGTTGCACATAAATTTTATGGTGATTCAAACCTAGATTGGGTTGTTTTACTGACAAATGAAATTTATAACATCTATGACGAATGGCCTAAGAGTAACACGGACTTTGAAGAATATTTAATTGAAAAATATGGTAGTATTGCGACCACATTGTCTACGACACAATATTATTACAATGCAAGCAAAGATATCATTGATGCAACAACATACAATGCATTGAGTATTTCAAAAAGAAGTTCTGAGACAATATACGAATACGAACTAAGAAAAAATAATAATAAATCAAAAATTAAACTTATTCGAACAGATATAATTGGTGCAATTCAGTCAGAATTAAAATCGTTATTATACAAACCAGTGAGATAAAATGGCAATTTTAAAACAAACTACTCAAAATAGACTTGAGCAGAGTAATGACTCGTCAATTTCTGGTTCGTCTAATAATACATTGACTGGCAATAAAGTTGTTATTAAAAAAGATTCTAATGTTCCAAACAATATTGGTGGTACATTTGAACTTAAAAAAATTGCATTACTGATGAATGATGGAAATCAAATTGATATCAAAGGTTATTTTTCAAATTTAGTCGTAGAAGAAAATCTTTTTACGTCAAGCATTAGTGGGCAATTGACAATTACTGATAGCGCAGGTGGCTTGGAGAAGTTCGTAATTCATGGAGGTGAAACTCTCATATTGAAAATGTGCAAACCAAATAGTGATGACATTATCATTTGGAGAGAAGATTTAATTGTACATAGAATTTCAAAGAATTCAGTTTCACCATTAAGTTTGCTGAGTAAGTTTGATATATTTTTCACATCAAAATCGGCTGTTAACTCGCTAAAGAAAAATTTGTTTAAAAGTTATAAAAACGCTACAGTTTTGGAAGCAGTCACTTCAATTTATAAAGAAATGAGTTCAAATGATTTGATTACTGAAGATCCAAAAATAACTTTAACAACTCCATTTATTAGTACTGGCGTTTCTCCACACAAAGTAATTGACTATCTAGCACAAAGATCATGCACTAAAGATAAGTATTTTGTATTTTTTGAACGATTCGTTCCGATTTATGGTAACTATCCAGATGGAACACCATTTACAGCTTCTCATTATTTTGGTAGTGTAGAAAAACTAATAAAAGATGCACAGAATATTCCAGCGAAAACAATTGTGTTTGCACCAAAAATTAATGCAACCTTTGAGGGTGCTACAATTCGTGCTTCTAGATACGAAAGATTAGAAAATTTTAATCATATGAGTGGTATGCTATTAGGATTTTATAATAGCACGATATCGTCAATTAATCCCATCAACAGAAGTTATAAAGTTCAAAAAATAAACTATGCAGATGATAAAGACGAAACGCAAGATTTCTATTCAAATAAATTGTTTAGCACATTGAACATTTTCAACACATACAATGATATCGGAAATGAAACGCCTGGACGAAAATTAATTCTCTCAAGTATTAATGAGTCTGTCAATAGAGAATCTTGGTTAGGTAATCATATTTATGGACAACTCTCAAAAAGTATGTTTAAAATTTCTGTAGACATTCAAGGTGGTACAAATACAATTGGTGTTGGTAACGTTGTAAACTTTGCAACACCAAGTCAAATTTCTGTTATGTTGAATCCTCAGTCAGCATTTCCAGAACTTGATCCAGTTTACTCCGGTAAATATCTTGTGACTGCGGTAATACATTCAATGTCATCGACACAATATATAAAAACAATCCATTTGAGTAGAGGCTCATCTCCATTAAATTTTGATAAGCACACACAATATGATGACACATTTGAAGACATTAAAGCAAGCATTAAAACTGCATTAGGAAATAAAAGGACAACATGAAACTTAAATTTTCAGAGTATGTAGACTTAAAAGACTACAAAGCGACCCAACTTGTAGAGAAACAAATTCTTTACAACAATGGCGCAAAGTACGGGCAGATTGTGTTCCTTGCTGGTGGTGCAGGTTCGGGTAAAGGCTTTGCTGTTCAGCACTTCATGCAAGGGTCTGAATTTAAAATACGTGACGTTGACGAATTGAAGATTGCATTTCAAAAGCTAGATGCACTTGGTAAATTCACAACCCAAGATTTGCTCGACAAATATGGCGACAAAATTTCTCAGAAAGATAAAGAACTTATTCAAAGAGAATTGACCGACAAGAATTTGAAAATGGGTGAATTGAATCTTAAGACTCCAACTCACGTTTATATTCTACACGTTCTTATTCGTGCAACTGACGTAAAAAACAAGACGTTAGACTTGATGCTTGCTGGCGCTGAAAAAGGGCAGTTACCAAATCTTATTTTTGATAGCACATTCAAAGAAGTTGAAGACATGACAGATGTTTTGCCGAAACTGTTTGCCGCTGGATATGAACCAAAAAATATTCACGTATCTTGGGTACTGACTAATTATCAGATTGCAATCAAGAACAACAAATCAAGAGCAAGAGTTGTGCCAGAAGACATTCTGCTTGCTACTCATGCGGGTGCGGCACAGACTGTATATAACTTAGTAACAACTGCAATGCCACCAACTGTTCAAGGCGGCATTTACGTCATTCTAAATAATCCAGAGAATACAATTTTCATTGTTGATCCGCAAACAGGTAAAGCATACAAAGATAGGAAGGGCAATCCTGTTATCAAAGACTTCAAGTATTTGACACTTAAAGAACCAGGAAAACCTGCTAAGAAAGAACTTGATGTGAAAAAACAATTACTCACTTGGATCAAAGACAATGTTCCTCCAGGTGCAGTAGACACATCAGAATTAGACAAGTTATGAAAAAATTTAAAGAATTTATACAAGGCACTATTCTTTCACAAGAAGAATGGGAAGAAGAAGTTTTTGGTCCAGAACTAATCGAAACGCCCAAACAAGTAGATGAAAAGCTATCAGACCAAGAGAAACAAATTCAATACTTTAAGAATATGGAATAATTGATGAGAAATTTTTTAGGACATGATGGTTTTATTTGGTGGATTGGAGTTGTTGAGGATATCAACGATCCTCTCACGCTCGGCAGATGTAAAGTGAGATGTTTTGGCTATCATCCAGCAAAGAAGACAGATTTAGTTCCAACTGTAGACTTGCCGTGGGCACTAACTATCCACCCCCTAAATACCCCGAATCTATATGGTGCGCCAGCACTTGGTGATTGGGTCTTTGGTTTCTTTTTAGATTCGTTGTCTGCACAAGAACCTGCGATTTTAGGATATCTTCCTGCAATCCCAGTAAAGGCGTTAGATTACTTCGGCACCGAATCAAGTGCTACAAGAAATTTTGCAAGTGTTACAAATAGAAGTGATATTGTCTGGCAAACGACTAAAATGATAAGAATTGACTCTAACAATGAAATACAACTACAATCAAATACTATTAACATCAATAGCAGTAATAACGTTACGATAAGTTCAAACACTAAAATTGATTTTTTAAGAGATCCAAGCGGAGAGTCTACTCCAGGACTTCGTGTATTTGCAAATACCAACTGTAATATTCAATCGAATCTCAATTTAGTATTAGAAGACCGTGAATATAAAATAACGCTTGCCCAACTTATGCGTGAAATAGAAGGTGAAGGTAGGTACAGAAAAGATAATATTGATCCGTTTATAGAGACTCTGAAAGATAAAGTAAATACCATCAAAGAAAGAATTGATGATCCAGCAACAACATTGTTACCGAATACATCAATCACAGTCATAACAGATATCTAAAATCACAGTCTACACAGTAATATAGCATACTGTCAAGCAAAAGTCAACATTTTATAAGGAAATAATAATGACAAATCACGAAAACTTAGTAAATTTATTTGAATCATATCTTGCAGAAAGTGCAAAGTTTGATGAAAAAGGAAACAAAGCCGCAGGAACAAGAGCAAGAAAAGCATTAGCCGAGTTCACCAAAGCCGCAAAAGAACGTAGAAAAGAAATTCAAGACGCTAAAACGGTAGAATAACAGATATAAATAAAAGAAAAAAATGGCTACTTTAAATTTTTACAAAGACCTTTCATTAGATTTCACCCCTCATCCTGTGAGTGGTGATGTACGTCCTATTGTAGACGATTTAGCCATTAAGCGTTCAATAATAAATCTGATTACAACTCCTAGAGGTAGAAAACCATTTTATCCAGAATACGGATGCACAATTGGCAATTATCTATTCTCTAATCCAGATGTTTTTACTAAAAATAGTATAAAAGATAGTGTGTATGACGCACTTACAAATTATGAATCCAGAATTGATGTTATTGAAGTTCTACCAACGTTTAGTGATGATGGAATTTATTTACAAATTCAGTATAGAATAAAAAATACGAATATAATTTCAAGTATAACTACAACAGTCAAAAGGATAGCATAATGGCATCGGACAATAATTTAAAACTAGATGCGTTAGATTTTCAAGGAATAAAAACTAATTTTAAATCCTATCTACAAGCGCAGGATCAATTCAGAGACTATAACTTTGAGGGGTCTGGACTTAATGTTCTATTAGACTTGTTGGCATATAACACCTACTACAATTCATTCTATCTAAACATGGTAGCCGCTGAAGCATTCTTGCCAACAGCGCAAAAAAGAAATTCAGTTGTCAACTTGGCTAAGTCATTAAACTATACGCCACGTTCAGTCACATCTGCATCTATTAGCGGAACTGCAACGGTGACAGTCACTGGTTCTCCAACTAGCGTTACTATTCCAGCGTACACTTCTTTCACGGGTTCTGTAGATGGAGTGTCGTATAACTTCTTAAATACGACTTCTGTAATTATCACACCATCAAGTGGTGTGTATAGTTCGGCTATGTCACTTAAAGAAGGCCGTTATATCAATAGAAGATATACTGTAAACTTAAATGATCCAGACCAAAGATTTTTGATTCCAAATAAAAATGTTGATACTGCAACTTTGACTGTTAGCGTTTTGAATTCTTTTGTAGACAGTACAGTAAGAACATTCTCTAAAGTAACTAGCTTAGTTGAAGTTGCTTCTACAACTAGAGTGTATTACTTAGAAGAAGTTGAAGACGAACAATACGAAATCAAATTTGGCGATGGCGTATTTGGCGTTGCATTAGACGCTGGCAATATTGTTGTGCTTGAATATCTTGTGTCTAACGGATCTTCAGCAAACGACATTCAAACGTTGACATACGCTGACGCAATTAGTGGTGTAACAGCAATCAATTTTGTTTCATCTGATCCAGCAACAGGTGGTGCAGACAGAGAAACAGTCAATCAAATTAAATTCAATGCTCCAAAAGCATATGAGGCACAGAATCGTGTAGTAACAGCCGAGGATTATAAAACTCTAATGTTACAGCAAGCGACAGTAGATTCTTGCGTTGTGTGGGGTGGTGAAGATAATGATCCGCCAACATTTGGAAAAGTATTCATTGCAGTTAAACCAACAACAGGTGATGTATTGACTGCAACAGAAAAACTCAATTTAATTAATTCTGTAGTTAAACCCAAAAAAGTTTTAACTATCTCTACAGAAATT